GTGGCGTAAGCCTGCATACCAACGTAATTGCCCAGCGTGTTGACCGTCGCGCCGCCGGAGTTCGTCACGTAGCTGTAAAGCGCGATCTTGTTGCCAGAGGTCGATCCGCCGCCGAAGGCATCTTGGATGAACAGCCCAAACGTGCCGCCCTCCGCCGTTCCAGCGCCTACGGCGGTATCAGAGATATTGAGCAGATTCTCATAATACTGTCCCGCACTCAGCGTTCCTGTGACTGTCTGTGTTAGGGCGAAGCCGAGCGGCTGCGCACCGCTGGCCGGCGTAATCGCCAGTTCCCCGGTCAACGTTCCGCCGGTCAGCGGCAGATCAAGCGAGGCGTGGCCGGTGACGTTGCCCATCGCGCCGCCGTAGCCGACGAGGCCGGAAGCGGCATTGAGCGTGTTGCCGAGCGCCGCCGCGACATTTGCTCCGAGGCCGCTGACGCCGGTCGAAATCGGAAGCCCCGTTGCATTGGTCAGTGTGCCGCTCAATGGCGTACCGAGCGGGCCACCTGAGTAAAGCATCGTCGCCGGCGCGCTGGGGAACGTCATGGCGTTGCCGCCGATATTCAACGGATTAGTGAAACTGCCCGCGGCCGGCGCAGTTCCGCCAATCGCAGGGGGGCTTGCGAGTTGAGCCGATAGCCATGCCGAAAAGCCGACCCCCGAAACCGTAGAGGACGCCGCCAGCGTTGTGAAGCTGCCCGCATTGGGCGCACTGCCGCCGATGGCCGGCGGACTGGCGAGGTAGGTCGAGAAGCCCGTCCCCGAGACGGCGGAGGACGCCGCCAGCGTCGTAAAGCTGCCAGTATTGGGCGTAACCGAACCTAGCGGCGGCGGCGCTGTAAAATAAGCTGCAAACCCTGCGCCGGCCGCAGGATTCAAAAGTTCGTACTGTGTTCCGTCATAAAGAACTTCGGCCGTTTGCCCGGAAACAATCTCGCCGCCGGTCAAAGCCAAAAGTCCTGCCGGACCGATAACTTCAACCGCCTTAACCGCTGTATTGTTGATTGAAAGCGTCGTCGCGCCGGTGTTGGTCAGCCCGGCCTTGAACCGAACAACAACACCGGGGTTGAGATTGTACTGCGCAATGGCGACAGTCTGCGCGTTGACGGTCCCGGCGCTGGTCGAGGCATATTGCCGCTGATCGGCAAACTGCGCTTGGCTTGCAGATGCAAAGCAAAGAAAGGCAAGAAGCCAAAATAGCTTTTTCATGCCGGCTCAACGCCCCACAAATTCGCGCCATAAAAGGCAAAGCGCGAAGTCTGGTTGTCTTCGTTCATGACGTAGGACGCCCGCCCAACAATCGTCATGCCGGCCGGCGGAAGCACCGTCACCGGGTACTGACTGAAATTACCCGCCAAGTCCTGCAAGACGAACTCCTGCCCAATAGCAGCGGCAGGAGGCAATTGAGCGTTCATGGCGTTGAGATTGATCAGGCGTTGCAAGCCGATGCGAAAATCTGTCACGGCAATTGTCAACGTCGTACTGGCGCTATAGATGCGCGCAGCGGGCGAAGTCGTGGTGAACAGGTTGACAATGGCGTTGAGGATCGGCGCGAGGTTCGCCGCTGTGATCCCCCCAATGCCATTGGTGACGATGGTCGAAGCAATGAGCGCTAGGATTTGGGCCGGCGTCATGCGAGCGCCTCAGTTGTATGAAATAGAAACAACCTGCAACGAGCCGGGAACATAGACTAAGCCGTTAAGAAACGGCCAGTCAAAGAAGTATGTCCCAACGGTCGCCGGGATATCTGCGATCAAGTTGGCTGACGCGACACCGGCTATACTTGCGCTGTCGTAAATCGCGCCGACTGCCCCAGCCGTCGTTACATTGACACGCACCACGCGCCCAACGCCGACCTTGACGACCGTCGAAGCGCTGACGCCATTGAGCGCCTGATTGCCCTGAATGACAAGATCGCCGCTGCCTGCCGCCGACGCCCCGCTGCCGAGGAAAGCCAGAAGCGCAAGCGCGCTGAGTAATCGTCGCATGGGTCATCCCCTCGCAAGCGCGGACAGATAGCGTCGTCCTTCGGGAGTGTAGGAATAATTCAAGGCGTTGTCCACATCGGTCGGATTGCGCAACAAGCCTGCGAACGTCTCAAGCCCGCCCATCAGGACCGCATAGGGACCGTCGACCAACTCAAGCTCGCCCTTCCTGGTGCGGTAGGCGTGCCCGCCAGTCAAGGCGCGCAGCGTCCAACTGGCGCGAGGCGAAATCTGGAAAGCTGGCATGCCATGGACGGAGTGTGTCATGGCCTCGCGCAACTCGTCTCGCCCCTCAGTCAACCGGCCGCCCCGATTAAGCTCGACAGGAACACGCCGGGCGCTCGACCGCACGCCGATGTTGTCATAGTCGCCCCAATGCTCAGGCGGCGCGACCAGCTTCAACGCCTGCCCGCCGTCCATGGGCGCGCCTTTTACCGGAAGCCGTAGTCGCGGCGCGACAATCTCAAGCCGGGCTTCCTTGACGATATCAGCGAGCGTCAGACCGGGATCGCCTTCGCGCAGCCAATCGAACAGAATGCGCATGACGCCGTTTTGCACCTGCACCAGAATGGCGGTCGTCACAGTTGACGTGGCGTTGACGGCAAGCCAGCACAGCGAGGCCGGCAGGACGCTCAGCCGGTCGTCGACATGCACTGCCCCGTCGAAGCCATCATAGACCAACTGCTGCGGCTGGATCGTCAAGGCGTAAGCGAGCGCGTTCGGCGCGTCGATATCGCCGGTCGGAAACGATAAGAGTTGAGCCTTGAGTAGTTGCATGCCGGAGTCGTCGGAAGCAAACTCGACCTGCCCCGCCTTGAAGAACGGCTGCAAACCGCGAATGAAGTCGAACTTGCCTTTGGGCGCGTTGAGCGCCCGCAGCGGAACCAGCGTCGCACGCTTGACTTGCTCTTGCCGCAACGGCGTCATGATCCACTCGTTCAACCCCGTTTCCTCGACGCCGATCAGGACCGGGTTGAACTGCTCGTTGACGGCGAAAATGTCGTCGATAATCTCGTTCGGCAACCACTTGCGCGCGTCGGCCTGCCAGACGACCAGGCGTGGTCCGATCCATGAAAAAACGACTTTGCCGGTTGTGGCGCTGGTCGCCTTGACCGTGCGCGCCGGATCGTAGACCGCGTAAGTCGCGTGCCACGAGGGGACTTGCACCCGTGTCTTGAAGTGCTCGGACTGAAAGGTGCGGCTTGCCGGATCGACAGCCTCGCACATGAACTCCTGCGCAAACTGCGTCCCTTCGCCGGCCCTTTGCAACTCGTTGCGCTTGGCGTCGATCCAAGGCAGGGGGAAGCGCGCCGGCCATGTCGCCACGCGCTCGCCAGTCTCAGGGTCGCGGTACTCGATCGGATATGTCTTGGTCAGCCAATTGTCATCCTTGGAAATGTTGACGGCGAGAGCGTCGGGGTCGAGCGGGGTCGCGGCCATGCGCAGCTTGCCATTTTTGTCGAGCGCGTTGACCAGCGCCGACCAGAACCATTGCCGGGTCTTGCGCCGGGTCTCCGGGTCTCTGACTGTCGTCTCCGTCTCCAAGTCGTCACAGAAGATCAGACCGGGGCGATGGTTGAGGTACTTAATGCCGCGCAAGGATTGCGCCCGACCGTAGGATTGGATCATCACGCCGTTCGACAGGATGATCTTGGTTTCTCCCCAGGTCGATCCGGGGCCTACGTCATAGACCGCCTCAATAAACTCGTTGTTCTCAATCTCATACTTGATCGCACGCAAGCGGTCGACGCCACGCGCCTCGTTCTCGGCGACGATGACGATGTTCCAAAACTCGCGCTCGCAACCGGCGATGACAATAGCTTCCTCGGCAAGCGTCGACTTGGCGATGCCACGAAAGCCCATGGACAAAACGCGGGGGTGGGGGCCATGCCAGTCGCGCAGCATCTCGCGATGACACTGCGCAGTCTCGTCACCGTGGCGCTTGGCAAAGAGCACTGCATGCGCCAGCGCCCGGTCGCGGGACAGTTCGAGCAGCAGTTCCTTGCGGTCGCCCATCAAAAGAAAATGCCCCAAGTGTGGGCTCGGGGCAAGTCTGAGCGTCAGCGACAGAACTAGGGAGGACTGTCAAAAGCGATTATACACGCTTGACCACCGCGGTCAACTCGTCAACGGCAGCGAGATATCCGTCTCTGTAGGCTTTCGATAGATCAACGGTATTCTGTCGTTTTCCTTCTCGTAAGCCCCGCTCGTAAGCCTCGACAATGTTCTGTGGCATGCGAGCCTTGGCGTCAGCTACGCCTTGGTTATAGGCAAAACGTTCTCGCTTGGACGCTGGGTCTTTCAGGTCGGCTTCGCGCTGGTAGGCAAGAAAAGATCGAGCCACATGCGTTCGGTCTGAGCTTGTCTTTGCTTCTTCTGGCAGTTTTGTCAACTCATCTGGAGTTGGATGCCGACCTATCTTTAAGACTGGCGGCTCAGTGTTAGTCTTATACAAGAAACCTTGCGCAATTATTCTGCGAACAAAAGTATAAGCCTCATAGTCTGTTTTCAGGTGCAAAACACTTGCTATGTTGTGGTAGGTTGGTGACACGCCAGTTCGTGAAATGAAAGAGTCTATGTAGGTAAATACTCGGTATTGCTTTCGCGTCATCATGGCGAGACTCCGGGGGGTGAGTACAAAGCATATAGCTGAATTTGAAAAATGCGTCAAGTTGCGGTGGCGACCGGAAAAAATTTCACCCCGCGCGGGGGTCCCGGCGTAGGCCCGAGTTGCGAGGGGCAACATAGTGACAGCTAGTGAACGCATTAAACATCAAGAGCCTAGGCGCGAAGGCTCATGCAGTACACGAGAGGCGTCACGTGAGACTACCAGGGCGAAAACATACCTGTCACGTATCAAGGCGCGTGTATCACTATCGCTCACACAACTATCGCGTGGCGAATTAGGTCAGTCACTATGTATCACCATAATACTAGTCGCTAATCTAGACGCCTGAGCGACATAATAGTGAGACCAACAGTATCAAGATGTTAGCCTGGTGGTTTAACAGTTTACTAGAAGGTACTGGCACTATAGAGCTAAGTCATTGTTTTTGCATGGTCTTTTTGCATGGAATGCGGGTAATAATGTCTTCTAACTCTATATTTCCAAACGATAGGCATTGGGCTCTCTCTCGCGTCCATTTTTTGACCGACGCGAGAGAGGCCCCTAGCTCTTTCTCTGGCGAAAATCACCATATAGTAGCATAGTTCAGCATTTTCAATCACTTCCACAACCCTATCGCAGCACTTCCTGAACATAGTGCTTTTATTTAACGATTTCAAACCCTTCCAGCTTACTTTAACCGTGTCACGTATTCAACTTTCAACCTGTGGTTGGCGAATTGCCCTTCTCACGCGCGCAATGGTTGGCGAAAGGCGATTTTTCGCTGTCTTCCGATCCCATACAAAGCCATAGCGTTTCGCATGTCATTCGCCCGCGCTCCGTCCATGCTCTTCACATTTATTTTCGCTGTCATTCGCATAACACCTTATTTTTGCCATAATCAAGTGTCATCTAGTGAGCATGGCAACTCGCCAACTAGCAGTTGCACAACTCGGAGGAACAACCGTGCTGCATACTGATTTGTTGGGGCATCGGGTCGAAATCCCCGTACATTATGACCTGTGGATGCGCGGCGCGCGGTTTGGCCTTGTCACGTCCTTTCGCCGCGGCAAGCCGGGGCAAAGTGATTATGTGACCGTGAAAATGGATCATCCCCAGGTTCGCCGCTGCTTGAAGCTGTGGCGTCTGGATTGGGATTACGCCAAGGTTCTCAACTGAGGGAGACAATCCATGGTTAACCACCCGAACCGCAGCAAGCAGTTGATGACCACGACGGCTATCGACCCTGACTTCGTCGTCACCATTCACGCCTACATCACGAAAGACGGGAAGAGGTACATCTCCGTTCTGCGCGGAGACCATCAGAAGCGGTTTAGCGACCTGCATCGCGGCGGCTATCACTTCGTTGATAACGCGGATTGGCAGGTCATGATCTGCGATTGCCGCGACTTGGCTTCCGAGATCGTCAAGTGGTTCGGAATTGGCTGGCTGTCCATTGCCAAGAAAAGCATCCGCGAATTCGAAAAGCGTCACGGCATGATCCCGCAGCGCGAGACGGCGGCTTAAATGGCCCCCGACGTTCTCCTTCACGCCAATCGGCAGTTGCACAACTTGGAGGGACAACCGATGACAATCATTCCTCGCGCTTCTATCGAGTCTGCGCTTGCCGAGGGTTTGCTGTGGGCAAAAATGGGCTCCGGCAGCTATTGGAAGCTCCGGCGCAATGGACAGACACAAACCTGGAAAACGCGGCCTAATGACTTTTCGATCCCTGTGAAGGCAGGTCTGAAAGCTTGCGGGCGCGTCGACCACAACAGCGCCGTCAATCTCTGCGGCTCCGAAGGGTGGCGCAATGCCAGCTTCATCGTCGCCAAAGACGACCCTAACACGGTCAAGGCGTGATCCCAGCGCGGGCGCGTCTCACAAGGCGCGCCGTCGCGGCGACCATGCCGATGGAGGATTGAAACATGGCGAGCTATAATGGACATCGCTCTTGGAATGCTTGGAATGTCGCTTTATGGATTGGCAACGACGAGCCACTTTATCGGCTCGCGAAAGACTGCCTCGACGCTACTAAGAAAGCCGATCAAAAGCCGCGCCTTGTGGCGGCAACAAAACGCTTTCTGGGCTTCATCGGCGAAGGATCAAAGACGCCTGATGGCGCAACCTACAATTTCAAGTGCGTGCGCGAAGCGCTCGCGGGATTGGAGTGACCATGCCAGTCTTAAGCTTTCGGATCACCGAGGCGGAGGCGGACGCATACAAGCGCGCCGGGCGTGGCGAGTTTTTGCCAATGGCGACCTGGTGTCGCCGCACGTTGAACCTTGCCGCCAAGCTCGGCGCGCCGTCCGAACCGACTAAGCCGGACGCAAGCGCGCCCGCTGGCCCTGGCAATCCTACGAAAAACCGTGTCATGCGCGGCGGTGAGCGCTTGAGCTGGGAAAGCTATTACGCTGGCCGGCTCGTTGACAATGCCGGCCCGGACGGCGCGCCGCGCTTTGGCGCAGTCATGCGTGACCCGCGATTCGCCGACGTCCCGGCCGCACATATTGCCTATGGCGAAGCCATGCGCGAGTGTTTCGCGCGTGGTGTGCCAGTGCAGCCAGGCGACGACCACGCCTGGGCGCGATATCTGAGGGAGAATTCATGATGGGGCGCAATTTTGGCTTGAACCTGCCACCAGACGTTCCCCGGCGCAAGGCTGTCAAGACGCTGCCTCGCGTCTGTTGGGCGGACGTTGGCCTTAGTTTCCTGGCGGGGCTGATTTGCACTCTGCTAGGGTTCCTTGGCGCTTGCTGGCTGTTCGGGTGACGCCATGGACAACATTGAGGTTGTCGGTGAGGAAATTTGGTTCCGCCACTACAAGCTTGGCGCTCGCCCGCCGGGCATGTGTGCGACGCAATGGGATCAGGCAGTCTGGGCAATAACCTGTCCAGAGCCTGATCCTGAGCTTCTAGAAGCGGAATATGAGCGCGGGCGAGACTGGGCGGCAGGTTCAGACTTGGATGAGGAAGTCTGTCGGCTCGCCAAGCTCAAGCTGGCGCTCGCGCGTAAGCTGGAAAAGGAGGACTCACCATGACATTCGGACTTATCTTGCTTGCTGCGGCGGCGGCGGCGGCAGCGATTTTCATAACGTTTGAGGTAGTGGAATATACGGACGATTATTGGCCGGCGTTTTGGTGGCTGCCTCTTATTAGCGGACTCGCTTTCACCGCCTGGATCGTCGACCATGCGCTAGACTTCCTTGCGGGATAGAACTTAAACTTCGTCCAACCTTACGCCTTCCCGTCCAATCGCCGCTAGGCTGGCCAGATAGAAATGAGCCGACATGCTCACTACTGCCACAATTTCAACACTATCTCTCGCTAAGGCTCACGTTCCCTCACGTGGGTTCTAGCGATGGATCATCCTTATCGCATACTGGTGACAAACGGCGGGGCGAGATACGCAAACCTCGCCCTGGTGCGCGTCACTGAGGCTTGCGAGCCGATGCGCATGCGCGACCCGAGAATTGAAAAAGTCATTATTCAGGTCCGCTGCCCCCTGCCGCGGGGCGTCGTGACCGGCGTCTGCATGCCGAACCGCCCCGAAGGCCCGCCGACTTGCATCTATGACCATGAACTGCGTAAAGTCTATGAGGCGTTTGACCAACTGGTCGCCGCCCCGGCGGATGGCGCTGCTTAAGGAGAAACGCTATGGCTGAGAGTGAGAAGATTTTGCAACTGTCGCCTGACCAGTTGCGTGAGTTGCCGGGCTTCAATGTCCGGCTGGCGGACGATCCCGACAATGTGCAGCACATCGCCGAACTGGCGGAGTCGATCTTTCACGTCGGCGTCTTGGAACCGTTGACGGCCTACGCGACGAAGCGCGAAGGGACCGACGAAAGTGGCCCGAGTGGCGAGCCGGTTTATGTCATCACCAACGGCCATTGCCGGCTGGAAGCTGTCAAGCAAGCGATTGCGCGAGGCGCGCCGATCAAGACGATCCCTGTTCGCTTGGAGAACAAGCGCGCCAGCGAGGCCGATCACACTTTCAGCATGATCGCCCGCAACAGCGGCAAGAGCCTGTCGCAATTGGAGCTTGGCGTCGCCTGCAAGCGCATGGTCGCCTTCGGCTGGTCCGAGCAATCGCTGGCGGACAAGTCCGGCTATTCGTTGCAGCATGTCCGCAACTGTCTGGCGCTCGCGTCCGCCCCCGAGGCGGTCAAGAAGCTGGTCGAGACCGGGCAGGTGTCGGCGACGCTCGCCACGCAAGCTATCGCCGCCGAGGGCGGAGAGAAGGCCAGCGCGATCCTGACCGAAGCTGTCGCCGAAGCGGAGAAGGAAGCCGCCGCCAAGCCAGCCAAGAAGGGCAAGGAGAAGGCGGAGAAGTCCGCGCCGGTCAAGGCGACGCTCAAGCACGTCTCCAAGGTCAAGGGTCAGTCCGCGCCGACCAAGCTCGCCAAGAAGACGAAGCAGCCGGAGCCGTCGACTATGATGAGCGACGAGAGGCTTGCGGCTTCCGTCCGGTCCTGCGGCAAGCTCGAAAACGCGCTTGCCCTGTTCGACACGTTCGCCAAACGTCGGCTCGGCGTGTTCGAGCTTCTGTTGGCGGGAACGTCGGCCGGCAACGGCAAGCCGCCGGAACTGGAGACGCTGAAGTTGATCTTCGCCCGCGTCGCATTCGACGCCCCCGATGCTGACGGCATCGTGACGCTGGTCATGGCGGACAAGGACTGGCAGGACGCGCGCAAGCTGCTTGGCATCGCCGCCGACAATGACGAGTTCGCCGAAGAGCATGGCGTCAAGCCGGCTAAGGAACACGAATTCCAGGCTCCGTAAAGCGGAGGTGAGCATGACGCCTGTCTGGCGACGGTGCGGCTGCGTTAAGGGCGCAGCACGCCCCAAGGGATGATTGGCTGAGAACATAGTGTGTAGATCCCCAGGGGAACGCCGCCCGACTAGGCGTGACAGCACGGAGAGACGGCACAAGAAATTTTGGAGCGTCGGCATGAGCAAGCAGGAAGTCGGCAAGGTCAACCTTGCTGCGTTGGATGGCGAATTACAGGCCGAGGCGCGCGAGCAGTCGCTTGAGCCGGCCAACGCGGCGTTAGGAGCCGCCCCGCAGTTGGAGCCGGTTGAGCCGCGCGCGCCAAGCGTCTCACGGCTTAAAGCTGTCCTGGCCGAGCGCAAAGACACGCATGGCGAATTCCGCGAGCAGGCGTCGATTACACAAGCCCTCAAGGATGTCATGCGGTCGTGCAAGGGCTGGGATCGCCTCAGCGTCATCCAGCGCGAAGCGCTTGAAATGAACGCGCACAAGGTCGCGCGCATCCTGGCCGGCGACCCGCACTTCAAGGATCATTGGACCGATATCGCC